TGGAGAGTTTCAATTTACTAATGAATTTAAATTATCTGCAGACAGATTATCAGCGTTTGAAGGCGAAACGTTTAACGTAAGGTTATCAACTAATATAATACCTCAACCGGTTGATGTAAATTTAAATTTTGTTAATATAGATGAAAACAATGCATTGTTTTCATCATCGAATAATTTTATAACTTCCGTAATTGATACCATATCTATTGATGTTCTGCAAGTTAATAAAGAACAAACTCTTACATTAAACTTACCTGACCAATATATACCATCTGAAGGAATAAATCCTGACCATACATTAGATGTAATTTTAGGTAAATCTTTAACTGTACCAGTTACATCGTTATCGGCTGAACCTACAGATGATGAGTCTTGTAATCGTATTGTGTTAAAAGAATTAATTAACCCAGCAAAAGATATTTGCATATCATTGCAAACTAATAGAGATGCAGTAAATTTGTTAACTGAACCTGGTAGTGGTGTTGAAATAACTACTGATGATGGTATCAATATTATTGGTGAGTTTGATTTAATTCAAGGTAGTGGTTTTTCGGTATTCTTAGTGCAAGGTGAACAACCATTAGATAATGTGGGAGGTGAACCTGGACCCGGGTTAGGGTTATTAGCTACAAATGATACAAGTCTATCAGCTATGTCAGGTCATATAATGAGTATTGCTTTTGACTTTGCTGGTTTTTATGGACTAAGAAACTTATTTAAAGATTCAGGTAGCCGAGGCTATTTAAATCCGAGACCATTTTCAGTAACTACCAGATTAAGTACAACTGAATCACAATATGATTTTCTATCATCAACCACCTTTAACGATGAAATTTTTAAATATAATTCACCTATTAAAGTATATAGGGTAAGATTTAAAGAACATTTAAATAGAGTATTTTTTGACGTTAAGGATAATTTTTCCGATAGATATACTAATTTAGTTAGTTACGAGACTAATATAGATTTAGCATCTGTACCAAGAGGTGTAAAGATAGGTCTTACTTATAGCGGTGAACAAAATTTACCAGTTAAAGATATAACCTATTCAGCTAACGTTTATTAATTATTTTCTAATTCGTTTACTCTAGTCTTAAGATCTTTAATTTCTTTTACTAGAAGAGGTATAAACTGGATATAATCTACCCCTAAATAACCATTACTACTCTGTTTAACTACGTGAGGTAATACCTCTTGAACTTCTTGAGCTATAAATCCAAAGCCTTTCCCTTCTCTATCTGATTTTGAATTCCAATCAAATTCATAACTATCTATGCTATCGATTACATTATTAGATTCAATTTTATTTACATTATCTTTTAGGTTTTTATCCGAAGAATAAAAAGCTATGACATCACCGTCAGCTCTGATTGCACCAGAGGCGTTTACATCACCGTTAAACGTCGCGTTACAAGCTGTTATATTTCCGTCAATTACCGCGGCCTGAGTAGAACAGATTACACTTGATGTGACTTTACCGGTTACGCTAAAATCTCCATTATTTTGTAATATACTTCTTTGTGTCCCTCCGAATACAACTCTCAAACTATTACTATCATTTAATTGAATAGTTTCACTAGGTGCTGTTAAACAACATCCAAATGAATCTTTACCGATTGATATACCGTTAGCTAAGACCCCACCACTTGCAACTAAATTTTTATCTGTATCAATGCAATCATTAGCACAAATTTTACCCGAAGTGCATATTAACCCTGCAGCATTTATACTACTGTTAATAGTTGCAGCTCCTGAGCTTATTAAAGCCCCGCAAACTGCTAACCCAGCTGAATCTGATTGCTTACCTACACTTATAGATGAAAAATTACCATGACCATCAGTTAAATTTATTCTACCGGCTTGGTGAGAGAGTAAACAGTTATTTTCAGTTTTAATTAAACCGAAATAGGTATCTTGAATATTCTGATCTTGTAAAGTTGCCATATATATTATTTAATTTTTATTTTTTAGTTCGTTTATTTCCGAATTTAATCTTTTAACTTCTTCGATTAACACTGGTATCAATTTAATATAATCTACCGCTAGATAACCATCATCTCTTTCATTAACAATAGTTGGTAATACCTTTTTAACATCTTGAGCAATTACCCCTATATCAGAACCTTCTCTATCTGATTTATCATTCCAGTCGAATGTATAACCTGTTAAGCTATTTATAATATTCTCAGAATCGTTAATTTTATTTAAATTATCTTTTAATTTTTTATCCGATGAAGAAAAAGCTACAACGTCACCACTAGCAGTTATTGAACCGGCAGCGATAATATTACCAGAAAAGGTACCAGCAGCAGCATTTACATTTGCTAAAGTTGTTGTTCCACTTACACCTAAATTACTACCTATAGTAGCAGCACCACCTATAGTAGCAGCTCCTGTAGTTTGAATATTACCGAATGTACCTTTAGTAGTAGCTATTAAATTTGTAGCTGATGAATCACCTGTTGCGCTAAAGTTACCACATACTTGAACACCACCGCTACCTTGTGCAATGAATAAAGATGAGTCATTACCCTTACCGTCAGTAATTCTAACTTTACCAGTGGTTGGAAGTTCAACGTTGTCAGTAGTTTTTAGTAAAGACTTGTACGTGGTTGATATTTGATTACCTGTTAAATCTAGTCCTGCCATATAAATTATTTAATTAAAAGGTGATAGTAGATAAAGGCGGAATTTTTAAATTAATAGTTTCTACCTGTAATAGTTTTAATATATCAATTTGGTAGTCATGAAAACTTTTTAAAATTCGGTTAAAAACTAGCGTAGACATTGTTTCATTCACACCAGCATAAAAATTTTCTGTACCTGATAGAGTTATTTTTAATTTTTCTTCCGGGGTTAAATGAGATATATCATCAAATATTTTTCTACCTTTGTCAAATTTTAAAGAGACCTTTTTAGATATTCTATTTGCTATTAAATTGTGATTGTATAATAACTTATACAATGCAGTATTTAAAGTTATCGAATTAAAGTATTCAAATTCAAACAATATTTGATCAAGATTATATAGGTCCGGTGAATCTTTACTGAATAATGTTAAAAATTCTTCATTTTCTGAATATTCTAATATATTCTTTTTAGACATAAACACCAATTTATCAAAATTATTATTTGAGGGTAAAACATCAATATCAATATAATTGTAGTTATCAGGTCCTTGCATAAATCCTTCCCATTTATCAAAGTTTAAGTTATATAATGAATTAGTTTGTTCCCATGGTACATTAAAAGCTACATTTTTTAACAATTGCCATTCAGCTATCAATTTATTTTTACGACTTAAAAGGTATTTATAAACCCCGAAATTAGTTTGTATATAGTATATGTTGGAATTATTTTCAGAAAAAATAATTTTTTCTAATTTTTCTTCATTAAAACTATTTTGATCTAATTCATATTCATCTATTGTTTGGAAATATTCTGTCTCAACAACAACTATTTTTTTATTAGCAAATAATATATACAGATTTCTGTTAAAAATATTATAAGCAAAATTTACAAATTCATTATTTTTAAATAATTTATTATTTACATATTTTTTTATAAAAACTAAATCTTCAGTAAATTGTTTAATAACCTTTTCACCAGCATCATATGTATATATAAACTTACCACCGTATATAATTTTTTCTAAGTTTGTAAAATTAGTTTCATTATTTCCTATTCCTCCGATTTGTTCGATGTATTTAAAGTCTCTAATACCGGTTCTATCCAAATTAACTATATTTGTAACATCTAACTTCGTAATAGTATTGTTACCAGAATCAGCTACAAATAAAGTATTTCTACTATTATTTGCGGTATTGGTAATTTTATTAAATGATAAACTATTATAATCACCAACTGCATTTGCACTTGCAATAAAATTAAACGTAGTATGTTGTTCACCTATTCCAGGGTCATCCACTTCAAATGAAAAGATAGTATCATTTGCAGATAAAAATATAGTGTATTTATCATCAAATTTAAACTTTAGGATATCAAGATTTATATCATCGGTTGTTTCAAATACACTATTAAAATTACCAAACGCTGCAGTTTCGCTCGCAGCCGATATTAACTCAGTATTTGTTGGTACCCATTTAATAAAGGAATTAGTATAACCACCAGCTGGTCCATCCGACGTTAAAAGTGCAAAACCAGTAAATTGTACCGGTACCTTAGGGCTTGGAAATTTACCATATCTAAATATTTCCGTAAAATTCTCATATAATTGAGTAAGTTTTAAATTAAGAGTATTCTTATTTACAATTTCGTTTGGTTGGAATAAAATCTCATCCAATTTAAAAGGCAATAAAATTTCATCTTCAACAACTCTATCAAAGTTTAAATCTTTATTTAAAATAATTATCGATTCAATAGTACCGTATGATTGTAAAAGTGTATCTCTATCAAATTTTCCTGCATAAGCCTTATTATCAAGAATATTATAATAACCAATATAATTGCTACCTGTTAAAGCAAATTCGTTACCAGTTGTAAACCCTACCTTTTCACTTACCGTTGTTTCATAAATTGTATTTTTATTTTTCATTTTATATGTTTATATCGAAGTCATACTTAATTGTATCTATATTACTAGGTAAAACTCTTTTTAATTTGTTATTTAAAAACTTTTGAAATTTTTCTTGATCATTTTTAGATAAATTAGCATTTTTAACATAAATCTTTACATTGTTATTTTTTATACCAGGTAAATTAACGTTATATATATTATTCATTTCTTCAAGATTACTTCTTGTACCAGTAGTTATATCAAAATTAATATTATCTATTTTTTTATCTTTTAAATGTAAAAAGTTTATAAAATTATCTTCTAGTATATTATTATATAATTTAAAATTACGAATAGTACCACCCTTACCATAGTATTCATCTGTAGTAATTAATTTATCAATTGGATTATTCTTAATATTAGGTGTATTATAAAAAATATCTGGAAAAATTAGTCTATTAAGAGCTAATCTATTAGGTGTAAATTTTACAGTTCCAGCTAAATTACCATTTAAGAATACTTCAATTAAACCATCATTTAATTTAAAATTAAAAGACATATCATTATTAAGTTTTAAATCTTTTAATTCTATAAAAGATTCTTGACTCTTTAAATTATTAATACTGGTGGTTAAAAATGATGCACCCCACCCACTTAATGTGTCTTTTGGATTAGTATATGTATAACCAGCTGTATTCCATTTAGTTTTATTTAAAGTTGAATCGAAAAAAGTATCTAAACTAACAACGAAATGTAATTTGTTTTGCCTATCTTTATATTTGTAATATATGCTTTGAAAATTAACTGGGTTAAAATGAAACGATGGGTGTTGCCCGTTATCAAAACTAATATTATTCGTAGTTAAGGGTAAAGAATATGTTCTTGTATTTTCGAGGTTATAGGGGTCTTCAACATCGATTTTATCTACAATTAAATTACCGCTAGAACTTTTACCGAATGATAATATTTTTATTTTACCATCATCATTTACAAAATCTAAACTCGCCCCCGACACTGCTGAAGTAGATAAATTAATAGTACTTAATAATTCTCTTTCTGAAGAAAACACATGTATAAAACCTGAGCTAGCAGGGTTAGTTGTAAAACTTTGAATATATAATTTTTCATCATACGTGTTAATATCATAAACATGTCTACTAGTAGATAAATTACCTAACGTTATAGAATTCTCAATATTCTGAAAGAGAATAGTATTTCTATCAGTTAAAGATACACCTGTATCATTGTTTAAATATTTACCTCTAAACCCTGTTAATGGTACAAAATTACCTGAAGCATTTTGAATTATCGACGAACCAGAAGATAACCTGCTATTTAGTGTGGCTGAAAGAGATAAATTATTTAAATCTAAACTTTTAATTTTATCATCCCCTCTGGTTAAAAATAATACTTTATTATAATCATAAAAATATCTATTATCATACGAACTGACAATTGAATTAATAGTAGAATCACCTAATATAGATGTATTTAATAATCTTTGATCTAACAATTCCCCGGTAAAGCTTGTTTTAATAATTCTATCATTACCGACAATCACTATATTATTATGTTGTTCTAAATACAATACATCTTTAATGGCTCTTATACTAGGGTACGTATTTTCAGTTAATACATTAAAATCCTTATCATATATTATTAATTTATTTCCTTGAGGTATAAATATGAATGGGGTAAAATAAAAATTATTCTTCAATGCAAATCCATCTTGATATAAATTACCAAATATTTGATAAGAGTCTAAAGATTTTAAAGTATCTAATTTTAGATCAAAACTTATATTAAAGTCTTTCAGATTGAGTAGGTCAAAATCTGTAATATCGTATGCTTTTTTATCAAACACTAATTCAGGTTCATTTAATAATTCTTGACCTGATAGTTTTAAATTAAATGTATCTTTTATCAATTTACCATCAATACCGTCTATAATTTTATTGATATATTTTTCACCGATTCTTTGGTAATAATAAGTAGCCTCTGGTTCGAAAACTAAATTACTCTTTATATCGTAAAAAGCTGAATCAATACCATTCTGTCTAAAATATCTTTTAGCTTGTGATTGCTTTTCAAACGCTTGTTCTTCGACTCCAGTTATAGCTGTCAAATATGATACTTTTTGTGGGTTGTAATATCTATCAAACCAAACGCCCTCTTCATAACTATTGCCGCTTAACCACGAACAAAGCAAAGAACCATTATTATCAGTATCTCCAGGGTCATTATAATTTTCATTACCCAGTCTAAACCCATTTTGTAATAATAAAAATCCTCTATCTTCTAGTAAGAAAATATTAACTAAATCACCAGCCCCCTTATTTTTATTTTTATTAGCATCAAGAAGTTTAAATACTTTATCACTAAAATATGGTGAATCTCCAGCATAAGCACCAGCTTTTGATAAATTACTATCATTTATATTCAATCTTCTATACGGAAATAAACTATCAGGTAAAGTAAATTTAGTATATTTATCTGGTAAAAAGTTATATTCTTTTGTAAAGAAATTATAACCTAATAACATTTCTTCATTTTCAAATTCTTTATTATCAACGTTTAAAAGAGAGCTATATTTTTTTTGACTGACTTGGTTACCAGATAACGGTAATACGGGGTTCACAAAATTATCATTAGACACTTGATTTCTAAGATTCATGAAATCTATAACATTTATAAATCTTTGTGATTGACCTTCACTTACATCTCCACTCAAAGCTGTAATTTCATACGGGTACCAACCAATGTAATTATTTTTCTGATTTTTTAAAGTTTCGTTACTAATATTATGTTCTTTATCATAAAAAATAAAACTATTTAAATCATCTTTTGTTATTGTAGCTTGTTGGTCAGATATTTTTATTGTTCCAGCATCTACACTAGAGTTGGTAGGGGTTTCTAATGATAAAGAACCACTTAGCGGGGCTAATACTTTAAACCCTCCCCCTGTTAAGGTTTTAAATAGGGTAATAAACAAATTAGTTTTATCGAAATCATATTCAAACATGAATGAACTGGTTGATATGTAGTTATTTGTAAGAGATGTAAATTTTATATCATTAGATTCTTCTTCCATAACTGTAAGAAATTTAATTATACCATTATCTATAGCTTTTATAGTGCATAATTTATCATCAATAAAATCTAATACAAATGATTGATCATCCCCTCCACCATAAAAATCTATATTTGTTAGTGAACTATTAAAATTTTTAGATCTATCAAAACTTAAGAATGAACTAGCAGATAAATCATTTAACGCGTTAAATGCAATGGATGTGTTATAATCTAAAAATTGAAAGTTTTTACCTAAATCGTATTTATAGAAATCATTATAATCGACTTCATCGGTAAGAACATTGACGCTAAAGTTTTTAACTTTTAAATCGTTTAAATTTTCAAATAATTTATATTTGTTAAGAGTTAACCCTTGAGACGTGGAAAAAGTTTCTTTAACCATTTCAGTATCTTTATCTGGAGTTTCAAAGAAAATAGGCTCTAAGGTTTTAAATGATTTCTTGTTAATAGGCATTTAAAATATTTAGTGTAAAGTATCGATTAAATAAATATAATTATGGCAGGTATTTCAATTTCAGAGTTAATTAATAAAGAAGACATTACTGATGTACCAAATGGTTTTATACCAATATCAATAAATGACAATACTTTTAAGATAAAAGCCAGTACTTTCCTAGAGGAAACAACTAACCGGACGAATCAGTTTGAAACGATTGTTGAACAACAAAGTGCAACAATAACTCAATGTATTACAGATACTGTTTCATTATGTGCTTCAATTGAATGCAATGATACCGATATAACCAATTTACAAAGTAATATAACTAATATATATAGCTGTTTAACTGATTTAAGTGGTTGTGTAGATGTAAGATCATGTATATCCGAAACAGATATATTAAGAAATACGGTCGAAAGTAATGGTAATGCAATTAATAACGTTAGGACCAGGTTTACAACTTTAAGCTCATGCGTTAATACAATAAACGGTCAGCTCCTTTTAAAAGCATCAGCAAGTACTGTAGATAATCTACTTAGTCAAGTAAATTCTTTGGATAGTTGTGTAGAAACAGAATCTAATAAAATTGTTGATATGCAAAGTCAGATAAATGCTTTGGATGTATGCGGTAATGCTATAGCAGTTGATTGTTTAAATCAAAGAATTAGTAAAAATGAGACTGATATATGTAATAACGGTACTAGCATTTGCACTATAAATGGGTGTATATCAGAGTTAGATGGTAGAGTTGATGCTACAGCAACTGCAACTTGTGTCAATTCATTAGAAAGTAGGATTACTACAACTGAAGGAGTGGCAACCGGAGCTGCAAGTAGTGTTACTACTATTAATAATTAAATCACAACTATTAATGAGACTTTAACAGGTAAAGCAAATTCTAGCATAATAAGCTCATTAGCGTCATCTATTGCAACTGAATCTTCAAAAGTTACTTCTTTACAAACTCTTACAGCAAATTTACAAACCCAAATTACTAATCTAGATGTAGGTAGTCAAAGTACATCTATAGCTACTCTTCAATCTCAAGCATCAACTGCTAACTCTAATATAACACAGCTACAAACTGACAACACTACTTTAGATAGTTGTATTAGCTGTATTGATGGTTGTATTACCGGGCAGGCAAATAGTATTTCAACGTTAACGACGAATGTTAATACTATTCAAGGTAGCGGTACTGGTAGTATTACACAAGCTTGTTCATTAGCAACAGCAGCCTCAAATGGTGTAGCTTCAATACAAGCTAAATATGGTGTTCAATTAAATACTTGCGGTATTGTTTCAGGTTTTTGCCTAAATTCAGGTGGTGGTAGTTCTGATATGATAATACAAGCTGATTGTTTTATACTTGCTGATCAAACTAGAAGCAATTGCGGATCACCTTTTTCAGTAATTGATAACTGCGTAAGAATGTGCGGTGCATGTATTAAAGACCTTTCAGTTGACACTTTACAAATAAATGGTCAAGCAATTAGTTCATGTTCTGTGGGGCAAGGAAATGATAAAACTTTTAGTGTAGGATCCCTGACGAGCAGGACTTCTTTAACTCCTCTTGGATCATATGTAGATTTAGCTACAGCAACGGTAGTATCAGCAGGATGCCCGACTACAATATCGGTTGGATATGCAGGTGATTTATCTAAAAGCGCAACCACAGCGGTAAGATGTGACAATACAAGTGGTAGAAATGGTACAAACATGTGCCGTATGAACTCGGCTCTTTTTACATATGGAGCTCAAGTACGTGTGGTAAGAAATGGTACTGTATTACCGGCGACTAATACTAATACCTTTTTAGATACCACTCCAGGTATCGGTAGTGTTACATATAAATTACAGGCGCAATTTTGTCGTAACTACGGTACTATTACTAATAGTGCATGCACCGCGAGTTTTACTTATGGTAGAAGCACCACCGGAGGTGTAATAACTACGTCTACACATAGCCTTCTCTCGTGTATTAATAATGTACAAACAATTTCACCATCAACTCAAACAGTAACTGTTACTAACCCGTTTATTGAAGTTAGACAAAATAAGAGATAAATAAAATAATGAAAAGATATATAGAATATAATATAAGCGATGGAAGTATAAATGCCTTAAGAATTATACATGAAGAAGACATTTCATTGTATAGTTCTGATACAGTATCATTTTATGATATAGGAACCTCACTGGTAGATATAAGAAATAGTTATTTTGTTTTATCAAGTTCAGAAATTAAAGAATTACAAACTTTACCAATACAATATAATACCCTATCTTATTAAATAAGCTCATCAAATAGCATATCATTTTCATCGATACCGGTTAATACACAATTTGAATTAGAATATAATAGCAATATTATTGAAAGTGCCTCATCGATCGATGATGGAATATTAACCTTTACAACTGATACAGTCGGTGTATATACATTAGAATTTAGTAATTCCTTATATAATAATTTATCGTCAACCACCTACAGCATTACTGCCCTTTAATAAAATGAATATAGATATTAAATTAATAGAAACCCTTTATTTAGATTACGAAAATTTGCGTGAATTGAAAGTTATTTTTGAAAATTCATCTATAACAATCGATAGTATTCCTTTTGATGTTGATGATTCTTCATTAGTAAAGTTAAAAATGATATCAAATATTAATGGTGAAATAGAATTTAAAGACGCTAATAATAATATATTAAGTTTATCAGGATCTGAATTGAAAAATACCTATATACCTCTTATTGAAAGTAATTTAGGTACAAGATTTAATACCATAAATAAAAGATATAATTTATTTAAAAATAGCTTATCAGCAGAAGAAATAATTACATATTATGAAGGAGCTTCTGCGTTTTTTGAAGATTTATATGATACATCATTTACCCAAAATGATTTTGATAACTTAAATGCCCTTTAAAAAAATAAATTTTTTTAGTCCATTTTACTTAAAGATAAACTTAAAAGACGACTTTAAATTGATACGGGATGAAATTCTTAGTGATATATCTTATAACTACAATTTAAAAAATAGCAATTGTACCTGGTGGGGTGTAAATACCGATGAAAAAAAACCAGCTTCTGATTTAGAAGGTTTAAAAAAGATAAATTATGATAAAATAATACCTATATATGAAAAATGTTTAAATGATTATAATAAAGAAAATTTAAATATAAAGCATGAAGTAAAAATAGATGATATATGGTATGTTGCTTATGATAAAGGTAAAGAAGCTTCTATACATCAACATGCTAATGGTGGTAATAATGAAAATTTTTCATGTATTCATTTTTTTAAATTTGACCCTAAATTACATAACTCAGTAACATTTTGTAATAATAGAAGAGTAATAAATAGATATTACACTAAAAAAGACGCTAAATTTAAAGATATAGATTACTTTAATGAAGAATTTACACCAGACGTTGTTCAAGATGATTTAATTGTTTTTACAAGCGAAACTTACCACAGGGTAAAAAAGAATGAATCAGAGGAATTAAGAATTACAATTTGTTTTAACGTGAAATTAGTTTAAGTTACGGATATTCGTTGGTCATTATAACTAAATCCTTTCAACAATATGGGTATATCGTTTTCAGTGGTAAGGAAATTGCCTTCAAATCCTGATAAGGTAAAGAATTCTATATCACCCGTTCTATCATCATATTTGTAAAGAGGTGTAGGTGTATAAGCCATACTATATAAATTATTTTCATAATTAGTAAAGTTAATTAATTCTCTTACTTCACCGTTACTAAAAAAGGATTGGTTATTAGCTGTATAAAGTTCTAAATCTATATTGTTACTTTGAGAAGTAAATACAGATAAGAATATAGTAGTTGTATTACCATTTTTGTATAAAAATTCAACCTTACCTAATAATTTATTATCCTCCGTCGCGACGTGGTATGTATGGTCAAATGAACTTACTGGTTCAAATCCTAAGGTTGTAGTATTTAACTGACTGGGTATAAATTCTATTATATTATCACCATAATAAGCAATGGTTTTTAAAATACCTAAACTATAATCAGCACCTTCATACTTAGCCACGCCGTTGATATCAAAAGTTACTGTAGTAATATCTGATACAGAAAAGTTTTTAACTAACGTTTGACTATCAGAAAAAGGGTAATCAGCTTCTAGTTTAACTGTTTTATTAAATTGCATTATAAATATAAAATTCCATTAGGTTTGTCTTGAGTTGGTGTACCGCTTAAGGATGCAAATGTATAAGCACCGGTAAAGTCCTGTGTTAAATAAAAGTTAGTAGTTGCAAAGAAATTATCTGGTTGGTAAAAGTCATTTTCATAGAAATAAAATACATCATCGATTACTTTATATAATACACTGTTTATATAAAAATTATCACAAAGGTCATTTAACTGTGTGGTAATATTAAACACTTCAAGTTTAGAACTATATGTAATATTTATATTTTTAATATATTTTGGTTTTACTGGTAAATCTAGATTAAAATTGTCATAAACTATTTCGTTATTAGACCTTGTATTTTTATCTAATACTTTATCTATTTTATTTGTAGTTATATCATAGTTGTATATATCATAAATTAAAATATCGTTGGTTGCAGATGCTTGAGGTAATAAAGATGTCTCGACTTTATAAATTTTACTACCTACTAGATAATCATTAGACACTTTGTTAAAGAAAGAATCTTCTGAACCGTATTCTAATATTAATGGGTGAAAGTCATCTTGTATAAATTTACCATTATATACATAACTATCAATTACATTATAAGATGGTGTAGTAATAGAAAAAACATCTTCATATAAATTTATATTAATTATAGAATTATTAAGTTCATCGTATAGTTTTTGATCATAATTGTATTTTTTAAATACGTTATCAAATGCGGCACTAATAGGTTGAAATTTATTTGAAGATAAATTAAAAGTAAAAACGTTTTTAATCAAAAGTTTGTTAGTTAATAAATCTTTTTTTGTTTGTATAGTACCGTCAACATTTTCTTGATCTACTATAGTATTACTACCCGTAAAAATAGTTCTATCCTGTATATAAGAATCATTATTTTTATTTTCAATAACACTTTTTGTATTAACGTATTCGATAAATTCATTACCATATATATCGTAGTTAACATTTTCAATAATACCATTATTAAATTTTTCAGGATATTTTGTTGGGAATGAACTTAAATAATTTGGCTTATATCGTTTTTGTTCTAATGTATCATATGAATAAAAATTTTGATTTACATTTGTACTTTTTGTATTTTTAACACCGAATGAAGAGGATTTATTTTTGTAAATATCTTCCTTTAAAATAAAATCAAAAGGACTAGGTCTTGGTGATTTACCTAACCAACTAACGCTTCCATATTTATCTGGGTCAGGAAACATGTAAACGTTGTTATCTTTTAAATTATCTTTTTGTATGAAATCAAATTCACCTTGCATTTTTAATACCGAAAAATCGGTAGGTCTAAAATAATAAGATATATCTCTTTCAAATACTTGAGAAGACGTTGAAATAGATAAGGTGGTAGGGTGATTAATGTTCAGTAGATTATTAACTTTATTAGTTGCTTTAAACAGCTCCCCAGATACTGAATTAAATTGACTATCAGTTGATAGATAGTAAAAATCAGTTCCAATAGTATTAGCAACTAATTCATTGTCAAAAGGAAGTTTTAAATTATTTTCCCCATCTTTCGTATAGTCAATATAATCTGATCTATCTAATAAATTTACATCTACCTCATCAAATGTAACTACGGGTCCTTGTATAGCACTTAGTTCACTTAAAGTAATATTTTTTTCATTTATAACATCAATTAATGCTTGATTAAAATCTAAAAAGTTATTAGAGCAAATAGGGTGAGTTTCAGTATAGAAAATATCATTTCTATTTACTGAGTCAAACTCTTTATTAAAAAAATCTAAACCATCTGCCATATAAAGTATTTATAATAAAACTTATGCAATGCACATTTTTACCTCTTGTATTATTTTATGCATTGCAAATGCATGTAATTTATCTGAAAATGCAAATATAACATCTTGATATTCTAAATTTAATTCTATTCGACCAATGATATAATTTCTAAATCTGTCTTCTAAAATATTAGGAAAGGGTGCTCCTTCTGGTCTATCAAATCTATGCATCCATTTAAAATCATTCACACATATACACCTACCTCCCGCTTGTCTATACTTTTCATGTATATAGTGCTCTTCACCACCAAAACCTGAAAATAACTTATTAAAACCTAACCATTCATTCTTTTTACATGAAAATACACCCATACCCTGTGCTTGGATTTCAAACCATTCATCATTAGTTATTTTAGTTTGCCATCTACCGTAAAAATTAGTACCCCATTCTGAATCTAAATGGGTGCTAATAGTTTTACCATCATCATAAATTAATGGGCCTTGAACAAAATCATATTTTTTATGATCATTTTCGTAAAACTTTTTTAATTTTTCAAAAGCATTAGGGAGGAATAAAATATGACTATCACAAATAACAACATATTCATTAGATGCATATTTAAAGACCTGCTCTTTACAAAATGAAGTCTTTTTTTCTGTATATTTTATATATTGTATCTTTAAATTACTTTTATGGTTACACAATTTTTCATTTAATATACCATCTTTTGACTCAGGATTATTATCAATTACTACAACTTCAGTAACTAATGGGTGAAATAATCGAAGCGATTGTATAGTATAATAAAGACCAGAATAATCATCATAAGTAGCAATACCTACCGTAAACATACTATAATTTATGAAGATAAAAGAGATAAACCAGTATATATATTTTGCATAACAAACTGATCTATTAAACCACCTTCATCTTCAAATTGACTATATGCTGTTATAGTTTCAAATTCTGTAGCTGGGTTACTATAATCTATAAATTTTTGATCATAAGAACCATCAATACCTTCTTTATATTCATAAAATTTATAGAAATTTTTGATAACATTAGGATCACCTTTTATATTATCAAATTTTTGATCTAATAATCTCCAGATATTATCTTGTAATTTAAATTTAACTACTTAAACTTACCCCTTCATTACTAAATGTATTAGCTTCAAAAGCAATAGGGTTTCTATTATCAAATATATCTTCAGGTACTAATAAATTCCAACCCCATGATCTATCATAGTCAGATAGACTATATGTATTTGAATTAATTTTATTATACCGAAAATCATTAGTACTTAATAAATTGGTATCTAGTAATGTATAGTTTTTACTAAATTTTTCATAACTTACTATAGGTTTTGAGGTAGGGCCGGTTTTTAATTCAGTTGCGTTAAAGTCTAACTCTGCTCCTTTGTTAGTACCGTAAATTTTAGAATTTTCATAGCCTTTACTATCAAAATTTTGATTAAAATTATTAATAGAACCTATTTGTAATGAAGCAGGTACAGATAGGTTATCTACAATTCTTTGGAGGCTAGGTGGTATACTTATAAAGTATTTTTCTACATCTATATCAGTAGATTCTAGCATACTTATTAAAGATCTAACATTACTGTAATTTACGTCTGCAATATTTGAAGGCATATTACTAATTTTTTCATAAATTTTAGTACCTAGATTATTTGGGTCACCGCTAATATCCCCTACCATTGTTCCAAGAAAATTATCAAAGAAATTATCCTTATCAGTCAAAATATTTTGAAATATTAATTTTTTATAATTTTCTTTTTGATCATTATCTTCATTTATTTTTCTGTATATATTTTTACCTTCAACCGGGTAAACGTTAAATAGTGAAGAATCTCCAGTTACTACTCCGTTTCCAGCATTAGTTGCAAATTCATTATTATTTTCTATAGTAGTTTTTACTTCACCTGTTAATTTTACATTGTCATATGATTTATCTAAGATAATATAACCTTTAAAATATCCACCTGCATTATCATTTATAATATTATCATTACTGTAATAGTAAGTATCTACATATTCACCATTACTTGTAGCGGTTAAAGATAATTGATTATTACCACTACCAATTACTAACTTAGGCAGGTATTTTATTGGTGTGTCGAATATACTTTTAACTCGGACGGTAAAATAAATTTTTTGATGCTGAAAATAAAACTTATTTAAACTAAAAGTATTATCACTAAAACCTATACCATCCAACCCATTCGTGGTAAATGATAAAGAAAAAGGAGCATAAGATTTATCAACCCTTAAATTTAATGACTCAGTAACATTATTCAATACATTAAATTGATTTTCATTGTAATTATAATAATTAGACTCAGGGTCTTGTAGACCTTTTAGATTGAAATTAGCAAAAATAGTTCTGTTACCTACGAATGGCATAAAAATATTTAATAAATCGAAGTAAATAACGATTAAATAATTCTAATGACATGTCCAAAAACTAAACAAATACAAGAAGTTCAGATAACACGTGCAGTTGACGGGTCTGACAAATTACTTATAGTTAAATCAGGTATTAATAAATCACGCTCCGTTACAGTTGATGATTTTATTCATGCAAATTCTATTAACACCGGAGAATTAGCTACAGATGCAGTGGAGACAGCAAAGATAAAAGATGCTAATGTAACCCTCCCGAAGATTCAAAGCATTGACACGGCTAAGGTGCTGGGTAGAACGTCTGCTAACGAGGGTAACGTAGAAGAAGTAGGTGTAGTTATAGGTGCAAGTGGAGATGCTGGTTTGCTTTTCGACAACGATGACCTGCTTGACAATAGCGACACAGCTGGAGGTTCAGCTACTCGTGGTGCTACGCAGAGAAGCGTCAAGGCTTATGTAGATGCTAAACCTATTTTAGGCCTACAATCCAGCACGGCGGCTGCGGCTACAGGGAAGTTATATGTTGCTCAGACGCATACTTTTTACGACTTAGATCTGTCTAGTGTTGTTGGACCAAACAAGGCTATGGTAATAATGTACGTAGAGGGTGGTTCAATCTCGACTGGTGGGACGCAAACTTATATAATACAGGCTAAGGGCGGTGTATCAGGTGCGCCTGCTTCAAGTCATAAGGGTACAGGAGTAGTTAACACGGGTAGTTCAGGTCAAGTAGCAGGAACTGTTGTTGTAGTTACTGATTCATCTGGAAGGCTTGAATTTGCAGCTACTCCCGCTTCCGCAAACAGCCTCACTGGAGCAAATTATACAGTAGTAGCTTTTCAAGTAATATCTTAATGAACCCTCTCCTGCAATTTGATATAATACTTTAACTTAAATGCCATTACCTAAAGCCAGAAAAATAAGAACCTCACCGGTGGCACAGCTGCTGATATTTATAACACCACCTCTAAAGCAATTGTTAGAGGTTATGAAGTATTTAATTAATATTATTCGTGAATTTCAATTTTATCATCTGAATCAACAATAACATATTCGAGATCAGAATCTATTAAAACAGTAACATCGGGACAATCAACTGGTTCTGGTTCTGGTTCAACAACTTCTACTTCATCTATAGGTTCTGGTTCACCTGGATCTTCAATAAAAATACTATTTACACCACTATCTGCATCGAATTCTAATATATCTTCATAATAGTAAAAAGTACCAAAGCCAGATGTACCGACAAATATATTAGAGATATCATCTGCTTTACCAGTTTTAATAATTATTTCACCACCACTAATACCAGCAAATATGTTTGTACTATCAGTTTCGACACTATCAATTACCTTAAAATCTTTACCCCTAGTATTAGCAAAAAAACTACAACCTTCAAGATGAAAATTTTTATTACTATTATATTGATCTTCAGTGATAAAAGCCATTCTATTACCTTCGACTGATAAGTCTACTTTAAAATTATTAGTAGATAACAATTGTGACATACTTTTAGAGTTATATCGGGTTAAAAATATAGGGTCGACGCTTAAAGCTGAATAATGTTGCTCAACATCAGTTGCTGATAGATAATTTAAAAATATACTATCTGGTATCAAGTTAGTAACTTCAACTACTTTATCATCTGAACTTCTAAAAATATTATTAGCGCTATCAGTTACAACCAAAGTTAAATTATAAGAGCCTGGGTACTTATAAGTGTGAGATGCTGTCAATTCAGTTGATTTAGTACCATCTCCAAAATCAATAAAATAATTATTATCGCTTACCACAAAGTCAGCATTATTAAAGTCCGGGGTAACTTTTATCGAAGTAAAATCCGCATATGCTGATAGTTTTACATTCCCTAAAAATTGATTAAATGAATGATCTAAAACTTTTATTGGTACGCTAATTTTTGATAAATTATCATAACCTTTATCGAAGTTGTATTTAATATCAGGCATCTTCTACTATTATATTATTGCGTATGTTACCGTTGAATAAGAATGGGTATTTAAAGAACTCTAACTCTGTATCATTTGAATATATTTTTATATCTAAATCAGAATATATAGCATTAAACCCAACCAATGATATATTAGGTGTTTCATTTAAAGTCGTACCATCAGAAGGATTTATTCTTCGTGTAAAAATACGATCAATACCATCTAAACTAAGTATTGAAACTTTCAATTCATTTAAACTTATTGTTTCACCTAGTTTCAAAGATTTAAAGTAATTTCTAAAAATTAAATCAGTTTGTTGTTTTAAACTTTCTTCACTTACTCTTTCAGAAATTTTTCTTTTTAGTACAAGGAAAGTATCATCTATAAAATCTGTACTTATTTTTTCAGTATTATTTTTTTCAAGACCTAAATTGAACCCCATATAAATTGGGTCTTGTGGAATTACTTCCATTGTAACTAATTTCTTATCTTCTAAGGAATTAATAATAGAATTTTTTTGAGATAATGTTAAGAATGATAAAGTGTTATTTTCATCTACATTTCGAATTTTTGGTACAGCAAAAAGGTATATATTGTTTAATTCAGCAGATGATGAGAATTTCACCTGATTAAATAAGAATCTTGGATCTTCATTAGGTGTATCTAAACCTAAATCATAAAAATATTGAATATATTTTTGTATAAACGTTTTATTATTTACAACGTTATATGAATCTAATATATTTGAAAAATTCTTTGTAATGAAACTATTAAAATCTTCATTAGTTACGAGTCTATCTTGCGCAGTAAATAATTTCGGTGCATTTACTTGTATTTCTTCAACACTTTCTCTTTCCTTCGGAAAAGTTGATTCAATTGTATTTGTAAATGCTAAATCTTGTAATTTATCAGGGGATAAAAATTCGAAATTTTTATCTCTATATATATCTTTACTAATGCTTTCAAACTGAACTGATGTAAGATAATTTATTGTTTTACCATTCAATGCATTAGCTTCTATAACCCCTTTTTCGCCATCACTTTTTAGATAGTATATAAAAACTTGATCACCTGATGCAACTTTTTTACCAAATACCCCATTACCAAATTTAATTTCATAAAAACCATTTTCATTTAATCTTTTTTCATAAACTGGTGAGGTAGGATTTTCTAAAAACAAATTATTAGTTTCGGTATAATAAGTGTATTTACCATTTTTAAGGTCTAAAACATATACATCTATAGAACTGTCTTCTATATTAATTGGTTCATTGTTAATATTATCTTTAACGAGGAGTGTAAATATTTCAAAATCTTCACCTATAGCTCTTTGCGGTGGGTATTCAAAATACCTACCTTGTAAGAGTAAATTGTCCTCTGAAAATGATTTTAATTCTTCATCAACAGTTAAAGTTTTATTAAAAGTTATATCATTTTTAAATGAAAAATAAGTACCGTTAACTATAAAAAATGAATATCTTTTTAATGTATATAAATTTCTATCAATATTCGCATTTGCGGAAACCTTAAATGGTAATAACGATGTCTGGTAACCAATAGGTTTATAATCTATAAGTTTAACAATTCTATTCATATTTTCATATATAGAAGCTTCGTTAAATAAAGTTTCATTTGATGACTGATTGAGATAAAAAAGTAAAGTATGATACGAATAAGCAATTATATCAATAATTGAAGATATATTACTACCTTCAAATATTTGATCGGTAAATACGCCTTCTTCGTTTAACCTATCTTTTATTAGCTGTTTTAACGTTAATGCGTCGAATGAAGCATAACTTTTTTTAGAAAGGGTGAAATCTGTAAGGTTTTCGTTTGCCATAAAAATATTTAATTAAAAAATGTAAAATCTGATTTGTTAATTGAACCCGTTATATTGAGACTTTGGTTCGGAAATCTAGGTACAATATATACTATATCAATATTATATTCTTGCTCTGATATATTAGCTTCAACTTTTAGACTAGTAATAGTTATACGAGGTTCAAATTTTTCAACACCATTAACAATCGTTTCACCTATATTTTGTGCTCGTACTTTAGAAACAGGTAGAAAAAGTAAATCACCGAAATTAAGACCAAATGTCGGGTTTAGAATTTTTTCTCCTGGAGATGTAGTTATTATACTAATAATAGAGTTTCTTATTGCAGCTAAATTATCTGACGATTCTATATCAATATTTTGTTTATTAGGTAAAGCTTCATTTCTTTTCAATTTACCTATAACAAGATCTAACTTTAAATCACTGAAGATCTTTTCATCTGGTTTACCTGAACCCTTTAATATATCTAAATTTAATTTAGCCATTTTAAATATTTAATTATAGATAGTTGGTTGATTAAATATAAATATTATTATGGCAAAAAAATTCTTAAATTTAATAGAGCAAATATCTGCTAAGATGAATAGTGGGTTTCAAACTGGTGGATTGGTAAAATTAGCTAGTAATTATAAATCCAAAGAAGGTTACAAAAATCAAAATAAAGAACAACAAAAATATATTGATGATTATTTTGATTCTGACAGTAATTATCTTATAAAAAATGTAACTACTGAATACCCTACAAACTCCCCGAATAATAGTGATAATAGAGGTAATTTCTTCTATATTACAGTTGCTAGGGAATTAGCTAACGGGTTATCAGATACACAAGGTCAAGTTACTGTTACAAGTGATATGTTAGAGCCTATTGATTTAGGTATTAACCGACACCCAGTACCAGATTCACAGAAATATGATAATAAAGTACAAATTGACCCTGTCGAAGCTGAAGAAAATGAAGAACAACAGCAAACAATGACTCAGCAAGGTGATAGTCTTAAAAAGACTAATATATCTAACGCACGTCAAAATACTAAGATTCCTTCATCTCCAGCAACACCTTCACCTGCAGTTAATGAAAGTTATACTACGCAGTATATGCCAATTGAAGGTTAAATCTTTTCAAGAAGCTCTTTCCAGTTAGAGACACTAAATTCTTCTCTATACTTTTCAATTAAACATCTCTTACTCAAACCTAATTCTTTTTCTAATAGAGTCAAACCTGCTCCTTTTTTAATAAGTTCTACAAACCTCTCTTTAGGAAACATTTTATAGTTACCATTTTTATTACCAGATTGCGTATTATAATATTGTATGGTATGATCTTTGCAGAATTGATTTAGTGTAGATTTTGGGTAAAATTTACTCTTTAGTGTATTTTGATTTACACCTAATTCTGTAGCTGCCTCTACATTTGATTTACCCTCTGATAAGAGTTTAATATATTCGTTTTTATCTATTTGTTTATAATTCACGTTTTTTTCTCCTTTAACTAAATCTGGATCTATACCTTGACCTCCGCAGCAAATATTATAACGAGGATTATACTTAGCAATTAGTTCAATCTCAAGTTTATAAGCATGCTCACTTGTTAAATGATCCTCAATAATAACAGATATATCTTCTTTATTATATTTTTCGAGGATCTTATTTAACTTGTTACGGAGATGATTATTTCGCTGCTTGAAATTGAAACGTCTTTTGTTCGTGCCTTTACCTATATACAGTAATGAGTTGTTATGTGGGTTAATTAACTTATATACATAGAATCTATTCATATAAGTATTTATCTCTTAATCCTGTTTTGAAGATATCTTTTGATCTAAATTCTTTCTAATTTAACCCAGCACGCAAAAGCATTAATCTCTTTATCTAGCACCCAGACGTCATTTACCATACTCTCTGAGATAGTAACTATATATTGACGTTTTTTATTGTCATCTAAACTAGAAGTGTATACGTGGTTTAAGTACTGCTTCATTAAGTTATGATAATCACCTTGAAACTCGTTTTCATTTTCAATTAGATACTTTCTAAGCTTTAAAGAATCTTTAGATACAATATGCTTATGTATAACAATAACTATATCTTTACTATCTACGCTATGATCAATTGTAAATATATTACTAATAGTAGCTTTTTGAATACTATTCAATACCTTCCGAATATCCGGATAACTTTGCTTAATTACATTAACAAAATTAGGTTTCTGATCAGTTTCGATCTTAATACCCTCCTGCTTGACAATATCGACAACCCTTTTAACAACGTCATCAAACAGCGGCATTAGATCGAAAAATTGAGTTCTACTTTGAATGGCAGGTATAATTTTATGCTTATAATTTGCTGTTAGTATAAAACGAGTCATACCACTATATTCCTCCATTGTATTACGTAGTGCGCGTTGACCGTCAAGGGTAATACCATCAGCCTCATCTAAGATGACTACTTTATGTTTCCCATCGAGAGACTTAGTCTGACTAAAGCCAACTACCTTGGAGCGTATAGTATCTATACCATTTTCATCT